GTTTGATCACAGTTGCCGGGATCACCCCGTTGGTGGTCCTTGGATGGGGCATGGCTTGCCCACTCTCAGGAGGAGAAACACTTGTGCAGGGGATCAGAGATGACAGCGCAGCGCGGATTTACAACCGCGTGGAAGCGGATGCGTCGATGGAGTTGCACGAAGTGCCGAATGAGGGTGTGTTAGACCACGTCCTTGGAGGAATTGGAGCCTGGTTAGCTCAGAAATTCCTTCAAAACAAAACCCAATACCCCAAGGCTGGGTATTGGACCCGAAGGTGGGACCAGCTGATGCGACAAATTGTTGCGGCGGTCTTGCCTAACAGTTGCCAAGTGGAGGCAGCAGCTGTTTTCAACGTTGTGGATGACGATGTTGACTACCCCAGCGAGCAGAATATGCCGGAGACCATTAGTGTTGGTTCCAGTGTGTATTACGATGCTCAATCAGTAGTCGAAGCCCACAAAGTTGATTCGGGAAATAGCCCAGAGGTAGCACCTTCTACCTCCCTGACATGTGTTACTGTCAAGACTGGAAAGCGCAAGCTTAAGTCCCACAGGAACAAAGGTGTCAGGGTACCGCTCCTAGCGCTCGATGTAGTTTCGCTGGTGCAATGTCGTCTCGGCCACATTCCGGATACACCGGAAAACCGTTTATTGGTCAGAAGCGACATCGCCAGGAAGGTCGAAACTATGCGAAGAGAGAAGGAGCCTGATTATGTTGGAATGCGAAATGTCGACATGAAAAGGCTCATTGAGCACGCTTCGAATATGTACTGGATTCCAAGTCAAGAGGATTTGGACATGCATGACTTGTATAACAATAACAAGTATATTCGTGAGCGTACCCAACAGAGGTCAAAGCTGGTGACCCCTGTTGGACTCGATCGCTAGGGACGCTTAGTGCGTTTCGCTGGATCTTCTTCTAGCACATCGGTTTCTATGGAACAAATCCAGAAAGAAGTCAATGAGTCTGAAGAAGGTGAGACATTCCAGTGGAAACGTACTAGGCAGGTTAGATTACCTCGGACGTATTATTCTTATGAAGATAGGGGACCGAGGTGGGATATACCCAATAACGACATTGAAACAGTCAAACATGCTATCGCCGAGCGTGTGTTTTTCACCAAACAGAATGGAAAATTCAAAAGAGCGCCCAAACCATGGGACCTAGAAGTTTTCCCTGATGTTCCTGAATTAGCACAACGCAAACTATTGGCTAGAGAGCATGTTTTGAGCACAACTAATAACTTCATGAGCCAAATGCTTGGTGAGGTAAGTTCTGATGGCCGAGTCAGCCCGATGACCAATCTCGAATTTCTCGAGTGTTACGGTGGGGCGAAGCGCAAAACTTACGAAAGTGCAGTTAAATCTCTCGAAATTAAAGGTTTTGAGAGTAAAGATTGTGTGGTGAAGACCTTCACGAAGGATGAATACAGGAAGCCTGGTGGGGCACCTAGAGCTATTCAACCTCGTAGCCCACGATTCAATGTCTGTTTAGGTCGATACATCAAACATGTTGAACATAAAGTGTTTGAGGCTATT